GCATCTCCTCTAGGACTTGTTCAAACTTGGTCATTGGTTCCCCTTTGGATACGGTTGGCGTATTTCGTCAAGCAATTTATTAACTCTAGTTTTATTTCGACCAACGCCTATTGCGTAACGATGTTTTGGATGAGAAAAAACTGGTTGCCAACCAAGCTCTTCTCTGATTTCTTTTAATGATTTTCCTGCAAACCTTTCAGGTTGCCTCATTCTGTAAACGTTGGCCAGTCTTGCGGTCACTTCGACCCCCGACTCGTCAACATACCTAATGCCTTGAGACGATTTCCCAAGATACCTAAAATTAAGAGCTTGATATATAACACCCTGATGATTTTGCCCGGTGTCTGCAAAAGTAACAATAAGCATCACCTCGGGGCTAAACATCTTGAAGGTCTTACTAATAACAAAACTGGCCGTATTTGTTGGTGCTTCCGGGTGAACCCAAACTCTAATAAGTTCTCTAGCATTTTTGCTATTACACCCCGGGACTATGGCGTTAAATGTAGCCGAGTTACCACCCGGGCCGTATGCAACCGCTGCAACCAATCCACCATTGGCTCGAAAAGCCCCAAACGCTTCTTGGCAAGCGTCCGGCATTACACCCGAGTAATGACCCAAAACAACTGCTCTTCGTATTTCTTTAACTTTTACACGTCTAACCTCAATTTCTGAAAGCTCAACGGTGTCGTCAACTAACGATTCAAAAAGGTCTGGCAAAGCGGCAGCGGCTTGGTCAAACGCTCTGGTCATTTTAGATGCAACCGTCAAATCGCCACGGCGAGAAACCATCGGCTTTCCAAATGGCAAAGGCTACGAGTGACTGCTGTAATGGTGTTGCTTGCCAGACGTGGATTCGCTTTGGAACGCCAGCTGCGAGTTGGTGCGCCGCCCATGTCCGTTGCTCAATCTGAAAGATGCCACTAGATCCATAAGGGTTGTTGTCCCCCAGGTTCGGGTGCAGGAATGTCGAGCGTGACTCGTTGTGAAGGATGCACACCCAGACTGGGAGTGTCCACTTCGGAAGGCTCAGGATTGGCTGAACCCAGGTGGTGACGACTGCCGTTGTCTTGGTGGCTGCCGTCGCCGGTACTGCGGATAATGCGGTGAAGATAAGGCTGAACGCCAGGATGTATTTAGTCAAAAGAATCCTCTGAACTGACGACTCCCCACAAGACGGCTGAGCGCCCTGATGCTGTGAGGGTCTTGCCGACCTCAACGATTCGGCCAGCCTTCGTCAGTTCAATGCGACGAGGGCGAGCAGTGTTGGGTGCAAGGTTTAGTCGGACGGCGATTTGCTCGTCGGTCATCGGGGTCTGGGCTAGTGCCTCGTAGACGGTCTCCCGAAGTGTCTTGGTCTTACCGACCATCGAAGCAGCTGCCTCGATTGACGTGATGCTGGTCGCCACATAGGGCGGTAATGCGTCAAACAGTGTTTCCATGTCGCCTCCTCAGGCTTACTCCATTTTACCCTAAAGTTCGGGTTCGTACTTTTGCTGCAGTAGTTTCAGCATTAAAGCCTGGTGGCGCTTGACTTCCATCGCCGTTTGGCTGATTGAAACCTCGGTGTAGGCGACGGTCAGGTATCCCTCGCTGATGAGTTGACCGGTTACTTCTTCGAGGATGTGGCTCAGGTATTCGTCCCTGCACTCACGGCAGTAATCACGAGTCTCGACTGGTCGGCCAAAGTCTCCTTCGAAGTAGACCTCGTGCAGTTCTTTGGCCTCTGTTTCGCACCAGTCGCAGAGCAACTTTTCTTCGCCTTGGATAGTTCGTAGCATTAGTTCACGTCCTTAATGATATTGCCACACGATTCGCAGTCCATCGTGTCGCCGTTGAGGTAGGTCAGTTGAGCGTCGGACTCACGGCCAAAGTCTTTGACGGCTTGCTCGCCGCACTCTAGGCAGTAGGTCACGCAGTCTCCATTTTCAAAGAAGAAGCTGTAGGCAATTGGGTTCGTGGTCATTAGATTGCCTCCACCACTAGAACTCGCTGGCCACCCATCAACCGGTTGCCATACTCACGAGCAATCTTGCGAGCCTCGGTGATGTTCTTTGCCGTGAAGAACTTAAACTCGTTTTCATAAACAGCACGGAATCGCTTTCCCTCGATGTGTCCGTGACTGCTGTTAATTAGAAACTGGTCTGTCAACATTAGATTGCCTCCATGTAGAGGCCGGCCTGGAAGTCAGCGTAAGCAGAAACGATTTCCTTCTTGAAGCGAGTGGCTGAGATTTCGGAAAAGTCAAAGTCGTACCAGGTTTCGATGTAATCCTGAACTTCTACTGCTACTTCTGGTTCAACGCCAAGAACCTCGGCTATTTTCTTTGTTACTGCGTTCATTTCGTCCTCCTCAGAACGTTGGGTAATTCCCAATAACTAAAGACTAGTGTCCTACGCTAGGACAGGTCAAGTATTTAGAGGACTTTTTTAGGTGCTTTTATCAGGGGTTTTACAAAGTTTCCGAAAGTTCTTGCTGAACCTGGGCCTCAAAGGTGGCTCGATAGGGCCGTCCGGCTCGAAGCCAACGCTGGTAGTCGGCCTGGCAATATCCCGAGCGAACTCGGTCTGCCGGTGTTCCAGCAATCTCTCGACCGCAGGCTTGGCAGTAGACGATGGTGGACTCTTTGGTGTCGGCGTTCGTGGCGAACCTCACGGCGTCGTCAATGTGTTGGCACTGCTTGGCAATGTCGTCGAGGGCGAGTGCGATGCTACGCACGGCGTCAAAGATTGGATCACTCGAACTGTTGCCCGAGAGTTTGCGCACGACTGCTGCCAACGTCGGGTCGGAGTGCGTCCCCTTCCCACGAGGGCCGTTCGACTGACTGCGCTCAGGTGTTGCCCGAGTGCCACCGCGACGAACGAGGTCGGCCACCAATGCTGGGGTCATTTTGTTCAGCGTCTTGAGCGAGCGTTCAATGTCTCGCACCATGCGTTCAGTGTTCTTCATAGGTTCCCTTTCAACGTCGGCAGAATCTTGTCGTCCCAGTCTGAGGGTCGCCATAGGTGGACTTCTTGACCAATGCTTCTCAGCTCGTCGAGGATAATGTCCTGCGCTTGGGAGGTCTTGCCCTTCTCACGCTTCAACTCAGCAAAAATGAGCCGACCTAGTTTCAGGTTCCACATCGTCAGGTCTGGGTATCCTGCCAAGGAGACACGCCGAGAGTCCGGCACGGAGTAGACACGCCAGCCGAGTTGTCGGGCCAAGTGGCAAACTCGTTCCTGAAAGTCCTTCTCTAGTTCGAGGTTCTGCAAAGTCTTTCGCCCGAACAAAGGGTCAGTCGTCATCGTCGTCCCAGTCAATGTCCTCGTCCCACTCGACGGAGATTTCCCAGTCAGGCTCGGGCGTTGTTCCGTAGACGAAGGCGTGCCTGGCTCGTTGCGCTGCCACGAGGTCGGCGCTGTTTGACCAACTGTGCGCAAGGAAGCCATGCTCGTAGCTGAAGGCTGGGTTGACCGTGATGTAGTGGTGGCAGGGTCGGCAGAGTGCCAAGACGTTTGCTGGGTCGAGGATTGAACCACCGGCGGATCGAGGAACAATCTCGTGAACGTCGCTCGGGGTCATGGTGCATCCGGCGATGCGAGCCTCACACATCAGCCTCATGCGTAGAACGTCGGACACGAACTGACGGCGCTCACGATTGAGCAACATCCGCTTCGAGGACACTGGGTTAAGTCGAGAACGTTTCATCACTCTCCGTCAAAGATGTTCGCTTGGGGCCAGATGCCGGTTTTGTCAAACAATGCTACAGCAATCTCGGTGCAATCTGGGCAAAGATGTGGGTGCGCTCCCCAGTAGGCAGCAACTCGGCTCATCACCCACACTTGGCATGAGTCGCAGATTCCAGGAAGCCACCGTGAGCAGTCGTCGTAGAGACCGTTAATCGAAGCTGCGAGCCAGTCGTCGGGCGCTGGGTAGACATTGACCGTAGCCTGGTCAACCGAATTGACGCTCATCTTCAAGCGCCAGAGATACGACAACAACCATAAGAAGTCGGTGATGGGAGGAATCTCATCTTCGTTTGCTGACTTCATAGTAATAACTACACTAGCAAACTGATTTTCCTGCCGTTGCCTTCCGCTTCGACGCCGAGCGTAGCGAAGGTGTAACC